TTGGTGACGAGATAACATTCGGTACTTCTCCTTCAGGTGTGGGAGGCGGCACAGAACGCATGCGCATAGACAGCTCTGGCAATGTTGGTATTGGTACTACGAGTCCTTCTACGGCTTTAGATGTTGCTGGCACAGTGACTACTGATGGTTTGATTGTTGATGGCTCGGCCTCTATTACAGGTAGTTTGAGTATGCCTGCCTCGTCAACAGAGGCTCGCACCATTGAGATTGGTCTTGGTAGAACAGGGAACGGCAATAGTTACATTGACTTAATTGGTGATACGACTTATACCGATTATGGTGCAAGATTCATACGAACTAGTGGTGGTGCAAATGCCGAAACATCAATAGAACATCGTGGTACTGGCGGGTTGGCATTGACTGCTGTTGACGCTGGTTTTCTAAAGTTTTCTACGTCTAACACTGAGCGTGTACGCATAGACTCAGCAGGCAACTTGCTAGTGGGTACTACCGCTACAGCTAGAACTGCTGATGGCTTTAGATACATAGAAAGCACAAACGTTGCTCGCTTTACCTCAACGGGCAACCAATCTATGGAAATAAATAGAACGGATGCTTCTGGAGGAGCGGCAGTTATTTTTTACACTGCTGATACAGGAGTTGGGAGTATTTCGGTAACTGCCTCAGCCACGGCCTACAACACATCCTCAGACTACCGCTTGAAAGAAAACATCACAGACGCACCAGCAGGCAACATAGACGCTATCAAGGTACGCTCGTTTGATTGGAAAGCTGACGGTTCACACCAAGACTACGGAATGGTTGCACAAGAGCTTGAGGCTGTAGCGCCTTATGCAGTAACCAAGGGCGAGACTGAAGATGATATGTGGTCAGTAGACTACAGCAAACTTGTACCGATGTTAATCAAAGAAATTCAAGACCTCAAAGCCGAAGTAGCGGCACTCAAAGGAGCATAACATGACAACTTGGACTATCGCACAACTAGAACGTAACACAGCAGACGGCGGGGTTGTAATAGCCCACTGGCGAGCAACAGCAATTGACGGAGACTACTCTGCAAGCTCTTACGGCACTTGTGGTTTTACACCAGACCCTTCAGATCCTGCTTATATCCCTTATGAGTCACTCACAGAAGCTGACGTACTAGCATGGGTCTATGAGTCTGTAGATAAGGATTCTGTTGAGGCTTCACTGGCGGCTAACATTGAAGATCAGAAAGCGCCACAGACCGTTGTAGGTACACCATGGTAAAACAAGCGCTCAAGTCCAGAACAGTACAGTTTGGCGTAGCACTAGCTTGCTTGTCTGTGCTTCAGGGCTTTGTAGGCTTTATACCTGCAAGTCCTGCGGTACAGGCTGTAGTGGGCTGTGCAATTGCTAGCGGTATTGTAATCCTACGCTTTATGACAACCATGCCAGTAAGTGAGAAGTAACCAATGACTGCTGACACCCAAGAAGCTAGACTACAACGAATAGAAAATAAACTAGACAAGCTGTCAGAAGCCTTTACTATTCTTGCGCGTGTGGAAGAAAAGATCATGTCTTCCAATGCTCGCATAGACCGCTTAGAGTTTAGAGCAGATGAGTCCGAGCGTGATATGGACAAGATGAAGGGTGTCATAGGTTACAACCAACAGACTGTCAAGTTAATTGAACGCTTTGCTTGGCTTGTTGTTTCAACGCTTGTTGGTACAGCAGCTTACTTTATTAGGTAATTCTATGTGGCAGACTCTAATCGCTCCAGTTACAGAACTCGTTGGTGGCTACTTCAAGCGCAAAGCAGAAGAGAAGCAAGCACAACACGAGCGCAAGTTGGAAGTGATAAAGCACGAGAGCAACTGGGACAACATCCAAGCACAGAATGCAGGCACGTCTTGGAAGGACGAATTCTTCACTCTTCTGTTTTCTGTGCCGTTAGTCATGGCTTTTGTGCCCGAAGCTGTCCATATTGTCAGAGATGGCTTTGAAGTTCTTGAAGGTATGCCTGATTGGTATAAAGGATTCTTAGGTGCAGCAGTAGCAGCAAGCTTTGGAATAAGAACACTGAGTAAGTGGGGTAATAAATAATGGCTGAAGGAATGTTAACTCCACGTAATTTAGCAGACGCTGCTGAGACTGGTGGCTCTGTTACTGCTGATCCTGTTGATAAAACCTATGAAGGTGACAACAGACCTGCTTATATTAAAAATAAAACAAACATTACAGTTGATCAGTATAATCAGTTTTTAGCTGAGCTTGATGACATTACTGCACAAGCTAATCTAGATTTTCGTCAAGAACAGTTAAGACAAAGAATTATAGATGAAGCTCAAGGCAGACAGTACGATCCTAACTCTAACAGAAACTTAGAAGCTCAAGCCCGTCAAGGTGCTTTATTTGTACAACAGTCTCAAGAGTTGTTAGATAAGTATGGTGTTCCTAGAACATTCACTACAGATGCTGGCAGCATTTATGAGTTTCAGCCTAACGGTAAATATAATAAAGTATATGATGCTGGACGTGACTTTGGTGACTATTTAAAAGCCGCTGTTAAAGGCGCTATAACCACTGCCGCTACTATGGGTTTGGGTGTTGGTTTAACAGGTGTTGCAGGTATGTCCGCAACCCAAGCTAATACTTTAGCTTCCGTATTGAGCGCGGGAGCACAATCAGACTTTGATCCTCAAGCTATGTTAGCTGCTGCAGTAACTGCAGGTATGCCTACAGATTTTGCTAACGAATTTGTTAATGGGGCTGTTAGAGGGGCTGCAGGAACTTTAGCGGGTGGTGGTAGTCTTGAGGATGCTCTTAAAGCTGGTTTAATAGGAGGTACTGTTGCTTGGGGTGTTGACAAAGCTTCAACTTATTTTGACCAAGTAACTGGTGAAGTTCCTGTTGATACAAAATATGACCCAGAAACAGGACAGTTAATCGGGCCTGATGGCCTTCCTGTTTATTCTACTGCAGGTGGTTCAGATCAATGGGCTGATCTCACAGACGGGTCTCAAGCCTCTATAGATTTAATAAACCAAAATCAACAAGCTCGTCAGTCTATTTTAGATAACTTATCAAACAACCCTACAGTAGGAACTGCTGTCAATAACGCTATTGATGCAGGACAAACATTAGAAGAGATTCTTGTTTTAGCTAAAAGAATTAATCCAGACATTACCTCAAGCGTTGTCAATACTGTTGTTCAAGGATTTACACAGGGTACAGAACAAACTACAGGAGGAATGTTAACTAGGGACACTCCTGCTGGAAACATGGAAGAAACTAGGGTAGTTGCTGATAGAATACTTAAAGGCAACTCTACAATAGATATTCAAAACGGAGTAATTCGTTTTTTAAACCAAGATCAAAGAGAGTTTGCCTTAAACCCTTATGGAGAATATATAGCAGGTATTTTTCAAAAAGAATATGGAGATGAAGCTTGGGCTGATCTCATGAAAGCTTTTGAGGATGGTGAGATATCTTCAATAGATTGGAGGGGTGGTACTTTAACAGCAGAAGATTTGTTTGGTTCTTCTGTTTCATACACTCAGTTTAATAATGTAATTTCTTCTTCTTTAGATAATGCTTATTCTAGTTTGTTTGAAGGCATAGATCAACCTGTCTTAGAAAAACAAACTGAGCAGCCTGAAGTTCCTGAGTTACCCTCTGAAGAAATTGACATTGAAATTGAGTTTGACCCACAAGCTCCAGAGTTTGATTTTGAATTAGACTTTAAAGAACTTCCTAAAGAAATACAAGAACAATTACAGCAAACTTACAATGACGCTTATAGACAAGCTATTGAAGGCGGGGCTAAAAGTGCTGAAGAAGCTGCAGCAGCCGCTAAAGCTGCCGTTGCTTCCTTTGCCACTACTTCTGGATTACAAGCAGTAACAGAAACCCCAGTTACTACAAATAACGCTGATGGAAGCACAACAGCAACATCAACAGATACAAGCGGTAATACAACAACAACTACAGTCAATACTGATGGAACTATTACAACTACCACCACAGACGCTAATGGTAACACAACAACTATCACTACAGACGCTAATGGTAATGTCATTAGTCAAAATAATAACACTGTAGATTCAACGTCATCAACAGACAGTGACGGTGATGGTATTCCTGATTCAGAAGACCAGTATCCTAATGATCCCCTAAACGGCGACACAGATTCTGATGGTGACGGTATACCAGACAGTCAAGACGATGATATTGATGGTGATGGCGTACCTAATGGTGAGGATTTTGATCCTACAGATCCTAGCATCTTTGAAGATACAACAAAGTCTGAGTTAGACAGTGACGGTGATGGTCTATTAGACAGTGAAGACCCTTTTCCTAACGATCCTACAAACAATGTAGGTAATGACACTTCTGTGGAAGAACCTATTTCTGTTCTTCCTGCTAAACCGAATGATTATATAGTACCTTCAGTAGATACAGGCGGTGGATCAACTTGTCCTGCTCCTTGGACTAATATCCTACTAAGCAACAAAGAACAAAAACAAGCTAAAGATTTAAAAGTAGGTGATTTAGTTTATACCCAGCATGAAGAAACTTTAGAGTGGGGTGAGTACCCTGTTGAGTTTATTAAAATTGTACCTAACCAAAAAAGATTACGTTTTGTATTTAAAGATACAGAGATAGTCTGTTCTTTAACTCACAAGTTTTATCTAAATAACTCTTGGATAGAAGCTAAAGATATTGAAGCAGGTGCTACTTTAAGTGGCAAAGAAGTGTTAGAAATAACTGAGTATGTCGCTGGTGATGTTATGTTTATAACTATTACAGACGCACACACTTATATTTCTGAAGGTGTTTTGTCTCACAACAAATCAGAAGTTATTACTCAACCTGATGGAGGTGGTACAGATGGTGGAAGTGGAGTAGGTAATGGCACTGTAGGAACTACAGGAACTACAGGAACTACAGGAACTACTGGAGGTACTGGAGGTACTGGAGGTACTGGAGGTACTGGGGGTACTGGAGGTACTGGAGGTACTGGAGGAGGTACAGGTACTGGAGGAGGTACAGGTACTGGAGGTACGACTGTTACTACCACGGGACGTACAGATGGTGGTACTGACACCAGCATAGAAGGCGGCGATGATGGCTCAGGTGACGGAGATGGTGACGGAGATGGTGACGGAGATGGGGATGGAGATGGAGACGGCACTGGAAATGGTGGAGGCTTAGGAGGCGGTATGTTCTCAATGGGTGGAGCAAGCTCACCAATAACTCCCAATCCCTTCATGGCCTCTATTAGTTTTAACCCACAATTACTTACTCCGTTTATGCCTAAACAGTCAAAAGACTACTTGGCTGAATTACTAGGAAGACTACAGAAATGACATACTTAGAAATAGTAAATAAGGTTTTACGTAGGCTACGTGAGGATACAGTAGAGACCGTTAACCAAACAACTTATTCTGCCTTAATTGGTGAGTTTGTTAATGATGCTAAACGTACTGTTGAGGATGCTTGGGACTGGTCAGCCTTACGCACTACCTTGACTGTAACAACATCAAGTGACATTTTTAACTACTCTTTAACAGGCAGTGGTAATCGCTTAGAACTCTTGGATGTTGTCAACGACACCTCAAACTTCTTTATGAAGTACAGAGACTCACACTGGTTTAACAAAACATTCCTTGTTGATGAACCCGCTACAGGTTCTCCAATGTACTATGGCTTCAATGGTGTTGATGTTAACGGTGATACTGCAGTTGATTTGTCACCTATTCCTGACGGTGTTTATTCATTACGTTTTAACGCTATCTTAAGAACACCAGAGTTAACTGAAGACACGGATGAAGTAGGCATACCAACTTTACCTATAATTCATACAGCGGTTGCATTAGCTGTAGCTGAGAGAGGTGAGTCAGGCGGTCAAAGTGCTGCTGAATTACTTATCCTTGCAGACAGAATGCTAAGTGATGCTATTGCTTTAGATGCTTATAAACACCCTGAAGAACTTGTGTATCGGGCGGTGTAATTATGCCACAACAACTACAAAACATTGTTATTGCAGCACCAGCATTTAAAGGATTAAATACTCAGGACTCTCCTTTGACTTCTGATCCTTCATTTGCTGCTGTAGCTGATAACTGTGTTATTGACCAGTATGGTCGTATAGGTGCGCGTAAAGGCTTTGATGTCGTTACCACCGATAATACACCTTTAGGCTCTACAGAAATAAAGTCTATGGGATACTTTGAAGATAATGACGGTAACGAAGAAATCTTCTCTGCAGCAAACAATAAAATATTTAAAGGAACTACTACACTAACTGATGTAACTCCAGTAGCCTACACCATCACAGCAGATAACTGGAAGATGGTTAACTTCAATAATAAAATCTATTTCTTTCAAGGTGGTCATAATCCTTTAGTGTATGATAACACAAATGGTATGTCTAAAGTTGTTGACCACCCAGACAACGTAGGTACACCTCCAAACGCTAATGAAGGCTTGGCTGCTTTTGGTAGACTTTGGACTTGTGGTTGTGGTCTAAACCTACAGGCAGTGTTTTGGTCAGACCTGTTAAACGGTGTGGCTTGGTCAGGAGGCACTAGCGGCTCTATCAATGTTGCTAAAGTATGGCCTGATGGTTATGACGAAGTTACAGCCTTAGCTGCTCATAACGGTTACTTAGTTATTTTTGGTAGACATTCTATTATTGTATACCAAGGTGCTGAGTCACCAGCAACAATGCAGTTAGCAGATACTGTAGCAGGTGTAGGGTGTATAGATAGAGATAGTGTCCAAGTAACTGGGGATGACTTAATCTTCCTATCCCACACAGGACTACAAAGCTTTGGTCGTGTTATACAGGAAAAATCTTTACCTAAGCGTGACATAAGCAAGAATGTACGTAGTGACTTTATGGGGCTTGTTGAGTTAAACACAGAAAATGTCAAGTCTGTTTATTCTCCAGAAAATGCTTTTTACTTAATAACAATACCTAACCAAGACGTTACCTTCTGCTTTGACATGAGAGGTGCGCTGGAGGACGGAAGTCACAGAGTAACACGCTGGACAGCTTCACCGTTTAACTGCTTTGCACGTAAGTCTGACGGCACTTTGTTGTCAGGTAATGCAGACGGTATTGGTGAATACTCAGGTTATGATGATAACGGTTTAAGCTATACCTTGAGATACTTTAGTAATCCCTTGACCTTTAACGACTCATCAAGACTTAAAATATTAAAGAAAATAATACCTACTGTTATAGCAGGTAGTGACACACTGGTTAAAGTAAAGTGGGGTTATGACTTTTCTCAATCATACTCTACAGACTTTTTACAATTACCTACTATTGTTCCTGCAGAGTATAACGTGGGTGAATACAACATAGCAGAGTACTCAGCATCTAATGTTGAGATTCTTAAAAAAGCAATCAACACCACTGGTAATGGCACTGTTGTTACTGTTGGCGTAGAAGTTGACGTGGATGGACAACCATTCTCTCTTCAGGAGTTTAACATTCAAGCATTACTTGGAAGGATGATCTAATGAACTACACAAAACTGGTCAACTTCGCAGCTAAGGACTCACTGCCTAGCGGTGATGCTAATAAGCTGGTGAAGGGAACTGAGATCAACACAGAACTAGCAAACATTCAAACTGCTGTGAATAGTAAGGCTGACACTGCGTCACCTACGTTTACTGGTACAGTTACAGCGGCTACAGTCACTGTTACAGGTACGTTAACGGCAGGTACTATTGACGGAGGTACTTACTAATGTCTTACGTGTTCAACCCAAGCACAGGAGAGTTGTGGAATACTAGAGGGGATGCTTCTATTAACATAGCAAACAATTCTATGTATTCCTATGACCCTTCTAGTCAGCTTATTATGAAAGCTGATGGGACTCCTTTAACTAATCAATTATCTTTGTCATCAGGGTCTTTTGCACCTATGGCAGCGCCAGCTTCAGCTCCAACACCAACGCTAACACAAATGCCAACACCAACCCCAGCAACACCTTCTCCTTTAGCTTCAGCGACTGAAGAAACACCAGTAGCAGAAGCAGGGATGTTTGATAAACTTTTAAGTAACATTGGTAATATAAACTTAGGTGATCTAGGAAGCACTATCCTTAGTGGTGTTGGTTATAGTGATCTATTGGATAAGTTAGACTCTTTTGGTAACACAGCACAAACAGGTGCTCAAGATATTGGTACACAAGCTGCTGAAGCTTCACAGTTTAAACCGTTTACTGTTTATGGCCCTAGTGGTCAAAGAGTAACTACTGGTGAAACAGGGGGCTTACGAGTATCTTTATCACCTACTGAGCAAGCCTTACAAAACCAAGCACTACAAGGAGCAGGTCAGTTCTTTGGTAGTGCTATGGGACAGCCTGATGCAGATATCTATAGACAAGAACTAGCACTAAATCAAATCTTTAATCAGCAAGCTGGTCAGATGGGTGTTCCTAGTCAGCTTACTGGTTTGACAGAAAAGGCATACCAGCAAGGACAACAACGTATTGGTCAGACTACGCAGCCTATTGATATTAACTTACTTAGAGGTCAGTTTGCTGGACAAGTTGGTCAGTATCTAGGTCAACAACCTTCATTGGGTTCTGCTCAGTTACAAAAACAAGCATATAACCTAGGCGCTCAAGGTTTAGGTCAGGCTCAAGCGATGGGTGCAGGAGCTACTAACATAGGTCTTAATTTAGCTCAGCAGGGCGCTGGAATGTTAGGGGATGTTGGTATATATCCAATGCTGGGTTCTTTGTCTCAAAGAGCTTTAGGATTAGGCACTCGAAACTTAGGGGTTACTCCTGCAGCAGCTAGGGGTGTTGACTACACAGGCACTCAGTTAAGTAACTTAGGACAGCAGTTATTAGGTCAAACTGCACCACCAGACGTGGGTATTTTAGGGGAACAGGCGCTTACAAGCGGTATGCAAGGGTTAACAGATATTACAGCACCTTCAGACATTGAGTCATTGCGTAGTCAGTATGCTGGTCTTGCAGGACAAGCTGCAGGTGGTTTGTTGACTGGTATGGGAGACAGAGAGCAACAGATCTATGATCGTATTAGGGCTTCACAGTCCCCTGAGGAGCAACGTCAGCGTCTAGCTCTTGAAGAACGTCTAGCAGCTCAGGGTCGCTTAGGAACGTCCTCAGCAGCCTATGGAGGCGCTACACCAGAACAGTTAGCTATGGAAACTGCACAAGCTGAAGCACGCAACAGAGCTTCCCTAGCGGCTATGGATCAGGCAAGAGCAGAACAAGCTCAGCAACTACAGACTGCTCAGGCTCTTGGTGGCATGACTGGTCAGTTTGCTGGTATTTCTTCTGACCTGCAATCTGCAGCACAGCAAAGAGCTTCTCAGCTGTCTCAGCTAGGATTGTCTGCACAACAAGTACAGTCGCAGTTAGAATCGGAAGGGCTTGGGAGAGGTCTTCAAGCTACTCAGGCAGGTATGCAGGCTAAAGAGTTGTCTTCTGCTCTTACAACACAAGCTCAAAACAGAGCTGCTCAGTTGTCTCAGTTGGGTATGTCAGCAGAGCAAATTCAATCTCAACTTGAGTCTGAGGGTTTAGGTAGAGGTGTACAGACTTTACAAGCAGGTCTACAGGCACAGGAGGTTGGTTCTGGTTTACAGTCTCAAGCTCAGCAAAGAGCTACGCAGTTAGCTCAGTTAGGAATGTCTGCAGAGCAGATACAGTCTCAGTTGCAGTCTGAAGGATTAGGAAGAGCTGCTCAGGCTGGTGGATTAGCTGCTGATTTAGCCTCAACTGCTTCAGGTCTTGAGACACAAGGACTACAAAGAGGCTTGTCATTAGCTGGTCTTGGTATGCAAGGTACTGAGATGGGTCAGGGCTTGACTAACCAACAACTACAAAACTTGTTAGCTTTGCAACAATCTGGTATAGGTTCTGCTCAAGCACAACAAGCCCTACGTCAAGGTAACTTAGCATTAGGTACTGGTTTGTTAACTTCAGCGTATGCGCCACAATCTGCTCTGTTGAATGTTCTTCAGCAAGGTCTACAGAGTGCTGGGTTGGCTGATGTTGGACGCAGACAAGCTGCTCAGTTACAAGCTGAAGCTGAGATGTCTGGTTTGGATGCTGCACTACAGTCACAGCTAGGAAGAGCTAACTTAGGCGGTCAAGGTTTAGCTGCCTTGGCTGCTGCCTTAGGTGGAACACAACAGGCCGCTACAGGTGGATTACTAAGTGGTATTACATTAAAAGACATTCCATTCATTGGCGATCTTTTCTGATAGGAGATTAACATGGCATTAGGTTTTTCAAGTGGTCTCTTAACAGGACTACAACAGTTTGGTCAAGGTGGAGGCGCTATGCCAGCTGACCCTAGACAAAGGAACGCTATGCAGGCTGCTGGAGTAACTAATCCGTTACTTCAACAGTTTGGTATGGGCTTAGGTGGCTTGTTTGGTACTGATATGCGTAGTCCTGCTGAGATAGAAAAAGAAAAACAAGCTCAAGCAATGGACGTTGCTTTTAAAGCCTCTACTCAAGGAACTGCTTCTGCTCAGCAAGGTAATGTAGCTGCTGTAAGAAGTCAAATAAACGCATTACAACAAGCTATGTCAGCTACTACAGACCTGTCTGCTAAAAAACTGTACGGTCAGCAAATTGAACAACTAACTTCTATGATTCCTGCTGCACAAGAAATAGAAGTAAGTAATAATGCTAAATCTATCTTAAGTGCTGAACAGGCTATAGCAGGAGGTGTGATAGAAAACGAACAAGCTCGTAGAGCAATGCAAGCTAGGGTTGACGAGCTTAAAAAAGATCCTGAAGTAATGCGTGAGTACAACAACTTTAAAATGCAAGAGTGGAAAACGCAAAGAGCGCAGCAGGACATGGAAGCAGATGCTTGGGTTAAAACTAATGGAAGTGCGATAACGCAAGCACTTAAAGATGATGACTTTGATGAAGTCACTAGACTTGTAACAAGTGCGGGGGACTACACAGAGGCTGCTCAGGCTTATGTAAATAGGGCGCAACAAAACATTAAAGCAATGAACGCGCTTGAAGAAGCAAGTATTGAAAGAAAGACAGCACCTTCCGTAGATATGTGGGAAGAAAAGATTAATACTTTACCTGAAGAAGCACGTAAATCTTTCGTACCTATTTTAAAGGCATACAAGAATGCTGCTAAAGGTTGGAATGAAAACACACAGACTTGGAAGACTGGTGCGCGAAGAGCTGCTACTAAACTTGAAAAGGATATGACTGGTTTATATAGAAACATGATTAATCAGGTAGCTGTTTCTGATTATTCTATGAAACGTAGAGAAGAAGCAAAAAAAGCTGAACAGATAAAAGCTCTTGAATTAAAGATAAACTCTCCAATGGATTCTTCTTATGTAACTAAAGGAAGAATTCTTGCATCTTCCTTGTTAGATAAAAAAGAAGAACTAACAATGCCTTTAATTCTTAGGGCAGCAGAGTCGTTGTATGCACAAGATCAAGAAATGTATAAGTCGCAACTTGCTACCTTAAACGGCGATCCTCAACCAGAAGAACAATCAAATGCTCCTCCTATAGGTACTGTTGAGGCAGGCTACGAATTTATAGGAGGTGATCCTAACGATCCAAATAGCTGGAAAGAAGTAACAACTAATTCTGACGGTGCTTTTGGTACTGATTATATGTCAACAGAAAGTTTAGCTCCTGAGCGAGCATACCTTGAAAGAATTAGATCTAACATTAGTCCACTAGGAACATATACACAATGAAGCCTTGGGAACAGTCTTGGGATAACAAACAGCAAGGGGATCAAAAACCTTGGGAAAGGTCTTGGGGGGAAACAACTCAGGCTCTTGAAGATGTTTTTGGTATGGGCGAAGAACCTCCTGAGTATAACGCCTTTCGCTCAGGTGCTGTAGACCTTGTTGAGTCTGCTATAGGTGTTGGAGACGAGCTTGATGCTGTTGTTCGTAGGCTTTCAGGAGAAGCTGCTACGTGGGATGAAGCTATTAACCAATCTCGTAGGGAGCTTGCTGCTTTTGAAAAAGAAAACCCAGCTGCATCTCAAGCACTTACTGGTTTAGGTATTGGTGTTAGTCTTTTTATTCCTGCTTTAGGAATGACTAAGATAGCGCAGGCAGGGTCTACTGCAGCACGCGCTACTAAAGCCGCTGGCTTAGGAGCTGCTGAGGGAGCTGCTTATGGTTTCCTAAGTGGGGAAGGTGAAGAAGGTAGGTTAGGCGGTGCTGCCTTAGGTGCTGGTCTTGGTGGAGTTATAGGAGGAGCTGCTGGTAAGTTCTTAACTAAAGGCGCTGACGAGGTTACAAAGACTTCAGACAACATGGGTATCGGCTCTCACATAGGAGGCGAAGAAGGTTTTGTTCGTGTTGGTAGAGCTAAGGAAGAAGCTAGACTAGGGCGTACAACAGACACAAGTACGTCAGAGCGTGTTGTTACTGATGTTCGTGACGATGCTCCTGTTCTCGCTCCTGATCGTGGGCAAACAGGTGCAGTACGCAATATTCTTTTATCTACGCGAGAGTGGTTTGCTAAAAACGTAGGTGAAAGAGCTGCTAAGTTAGCTGAAGATTCTGAACTAATGATTCGGCACGACCAACGCGCTATTGATGAGTTGTTTGATACAACCTTTAAAGACGCTGCTAATATCTTTGAAGGCAATAAAGCTTTAAAGTCTTTAGCTACACGTATGAATAAAAACATAACAGAAGATCGTAGGGTTTCTTGGGACGATATTAAAAAAGCTGCAAGAGATGCGGACGAGCTTGCTGTTTTAAATGATTTAGAAGGGCAGATTAAAACTCTACAGCAATTTGATTTTGTTAAGACTGGAGATGTTGATTATTTTCCTACTAAATTTATTGGAGAGGGTGGCTCTAAAGTAGCAAAGCCTGATGACTATGCAAACCCTGTGCTTGCTGTTAAAGAGTTAGCAGAAGATATCTCATCAGCTCGTGCGCTAGCTGCTCGTTTTGATATTGATATAAGTAAACTGCCTGAACCAAATGTTAAGACAGGACAGTCTAGACTTAATGTAGTTATAGACGCTATAGAAAAACAAGCGAAGAAGCAAGGAGCTACTTCAGATGTGGCTGCTAATTTAGGTAATGGTTTACGCTCTCAGTTAATTGCTTCAAAGAAAGGAGGCAATACTGTAGGTGCTGTAGCCAGACGAGCGACTTCAGCGGCTCTACTAGCAAACCCCTTAAACGCTGTTCTTAACGTAGCTGAAGGAATCACTGCGCCAATCTATCAGAATGGTGTTAAGGCTTGGGCGCAAACTTTACCAAGAGCTATAGTAGCTACCTTCAGTGAAAACGCTGGAATAAAAAGCAAGAACTGGGTATCAAATAGAGAGCTGGGGTTAGACAAAGAGTTTATGGGTGAGCTTGCCAACACAGGCAAGAAAGCAATGGATGATGCTGCAAGCGCTATAAGGTTTACAAAGCTTCCAGAATGGTTTGTAGGAGGTGTTGATGTTACAGGCAAAACCCTCTACAAGTTGTCAGGTGTTTCAACAGTAAACCGAATGGGTCAGGAAATACTAAGTAACTCTGCTGTTAAGAGAGGAATGAACCTTGCTAAGAAGGGTGGTGAGGCTTCTCTACAAAAGCTTAGACAGCATGACGGTATGCGTGGCTTAACAGAAAAAGAGTTTATGGCAACTGTTGACGCTCTTAAGAGAGGAGATCTTTCAAACCCTTGGGTTATGAACTTTGCAGGTGCTTCAATGAACAAGTGGCAACCTGTAAGTGCTAGTGCTTTACCTAAAGCGTTTCACGACAACCCTAACGGGCGTGTTGCTTACAGTATGTTAACCTACATGAATAAGCAAATGAACAGTCTACGTACTGATGTTGGTCTCAACCTACTGAAAGTTCAGCAGCAAGGTATCAATACTAAAGAAGGCGCTAAAGCACTTAAAGATGCTATGAAGAACTCTGCAAAGTATGCTGCCTTATTTGGTGTTTTTGCAGGAGCTTGGGATGACTGGAGAAAAACACTTGATCTTTCTAACGATAAAGAAATGGAAGACTTGTTTACACCAGAGGGATTGAGTAAGGCGGCTCTTAATCAAATATCATCAAACCTTACAAGTGGTATATACAATATGAGGGCTGAGGAGTACGGGGGACAGTCTGTTTATCCTATACCACCTGCCTTAAACGCTGCTTTTGATTTGAGTAGTGGGGCGGCTAGTGCAGTTGAGGGTTTATTTGATGAGGATAAAGACTTACAAGAGGCAGTCACGCCACTCCTTAGAGCAAGTCGTACATACGTTCCTGTGGTATCAAACATAGACAGAATGAAAAGAATCACTACAGGTGAAAGACTGTTTGAAGATTTTATAAATTAAAAAAGGGGGCGCAAGCCCCCTCTCTTTAGGTTAATATATTAACCCTAAGCTATCTCACAAGCTCCACCAACACACGCTAGCTCTTGTGACCCTTCAGTAACATCCTCCTGTTCATTCAAGTCCCAGTCAATCTCTTCAGGCATTGCCTTGACTAGTTCGTTGTATTGCTCTTCCGTAATTGTTTCATATGGTGCTTGCTCATAGGTATGATTAGAGTAAGGCAAAAAGCT